CAAATTGGAGTGTAACCTAATTGGGTATAGCAGATAATATTAGAGGTTTCTTTAGTAGTCAAGAAGTCAATACAGAGAAAAAAACATATAATAATTTTCCAACATCAAATATAGTTTTTCCATTCAACTCTGATGCAGGTTTTTTTAGTGGAGTAAATCAGATGAGCCCAGAGGGTAACTCTGCAGCTTTAGCCTGTTTAAATGTTTTAGGTACTGCATTTAGTGAGCCACCATTAAAAGTTTATTTAAAAAATGATGAGGGAATGGAATATGTTCCTAATCATCCTGCACAAGAATTAATGGATAATCCTAATCCAAATATGACAAGTTCATTGATGAATAACTATATTGTTACTTCTATTGCTGTATCTGGAGATGCTTTCTTACTTAAATTAAGGAATGATGCAGGACAAGTAGTTCAGTTAGTTCCATTGTTACCAGAGATGGTAGAAGTTAAAGGCAATAATGAACAGCTTATAACTATGTATCAATATAAACAAAAAGGCAATACTTTAGAGATTAAGCCTGAGGATATGATTCATCTAAGAGAAAGAATAGATCCTAGAAATCACAGGAGAGGGCTTTCTCCACTTAGATCAGTTATGGTTGAAGTATTAGGAGATGCAGCAGCTTCTCAGATGGGTGCAGCTTTAGTTAAGAATACAGGTGTTCCTAGTGTTGTTATATCTCCAAAGAATGACTTATCTATGACAAGTGATGAAGCAGAGAATATTGCAGAAGTATTTGGTAGGAGATTTGGAGGAGAGAACAGAGGTAGACCATTAGTTATATCTGGTGGAGAAGTTGATATAAAAACTCTTTCTTTTTCTCCTAAAGACTTAGAGATAGGGAAACTTAGATATATCAATGAGGAGAGAATATCTGCTGTGCTAGGTGTTCCTGCAATTTTAGCAGGACTTGGTGCAGGACTAGAGAGAGCAACATACTCTAATGCTAAAGAGTTAAGAGAGTTCTTTACAGAACAGAAGTTAATTCCTATGTGGAATCACTTTGCCAATGAATTTACTAAACAATTATTATTACAAGACTTTGAAGATAATAAAGCATTTTGTTTTAAATATGATATCTCTGATGTAAGAGCTTTATCACAGGATGAGGATGCAACTATGCAGAGAATAGTTACAGGCTTTAATGCAGGGTTTGTAACTGTTAATGAAGCTAGACAAGCAACACAGTTATCTGCACTAGATGATGGAGATTACTTCATAAGAAATATGATGGTTGCAGAAGTTCCTGTTGAGGGAGAGGATGTTGTAATGTATCATGCTGAAACTTCAGAGGAAATAGAAAAAAAAGAAGTTTCAGAGAGAATTGCAGGAATATTAAGAGATAAAGTCAAAGAGCATAATGATGAAGATCCACAATATAGAGCAACTTTCTCAATGCTTAGACAAGTCTTTGAAAGAGGAGTAGGTGCATATAATACTAATCCTGAATCAGTTAGACCAAATGTTACAAGTTCAGATCAATGGGCATTAGCAAGAGTTAATACATTCTTAGCTGCACTTAGAACAGGTAGATTTAGAGGTAGAGGATTTGATTTAGATTTACTTCCAGAAAATCATCCTAGAAGTTCAAAGAAAGAAGCAGTAATTGTAGATCTTGATGAAAAAGTAATAATGGAACAAGATGGGCAATATTGTGTAATGTCAGAGGATGGCTCAAGAAGTTTTGGTTGTTATGACACTAGACAAGAAGCTGAGGAGAGATTAGCTCAAATAGAACAATATGCTGATGATGATAAATATGGAAAGCCTAAGAAGCCAAAGAAGCCTAAAAAGCCTAAGAAAGATAATAAAGCTGTAGAGAATGTTCCAGATTATATACAAAAGAATGCAGCTAGAGGTTTAGAACTTCTTGAATATGCAGGATCTGGATTAACAGATAAAACTAAGAGAGAAGCCAGAGATATGGCTAATGGAAAGATTTCAGATAACAAAGTTGTGAGAATGGCAGCATGGTTTGCTAGACATGAGGGAGATTTAGATTCAGAAGCAGCTAATGACTATCTTAATGGAGATAGTGACAGACCAACAGCAGGACAAGTAGCTTGGTTGTTATGGGGTGGAGACATTTCTAAATCTAACAAGATGAGAGCTTTTAATTGGGCAACAAAAGAAGCAGAAAAAGTAAAAGAGGAGAAATCATCTTATCCTTTATTTGGATGGCAAGAGCCAACAGTTAAATTCTTAGGATTACCTACAGTTAAGCATTACAGAACAGAGATAGAAAAGAAACAACTCTGGGAGGCAATAAATGGTTTAGAGGATGTATGGATGGACTATATGTCTAATGTATATGCAAAAGAATTAAACAGACAAAAGAGAGGTTTAACTAAAGTTGCTAAAGGTAGTCATGACTTAGATGCTTTAGAAACTAATGTAGATATATTTTTAAGTGGCTCAAAGTTTGATAAAGAACTATTACCTCTGTTTTATTCTCTTGGGGATGATATGTCAGTTAGAACTTGGGATAATCTCTTTCCTGCACAAGATAACTTCAAAGCAGCAGATCCTGTTGATTTAGATGTAACAATACCAGAGGAACAAGCAGTAAGAACTGTATTTGGTGCATTAGCAGCAGATCAAGTTATAGATGCAACTTCAGTTAAAAAGATTATAGAGGGTGGCTTTTATAGAGGACAAAGAGAAGTGCCACCTGCTGTTAAGTCTTTATTTCAAGATGGACAAGCAGCAAGTTTTGTACAAGAGAATGCTAAAAAAGTTATGAATGACCTCAATGCAACTACAAAGAAAAGAGTTGCAACTCAGATAGAGAAAACAATTAAAGAGTTTGAAGCATTAGGAATAGTTAATCCTGTTGCAGGTACTCCAGAGGGAGATAAATTCTTTAATGAATTAGCTAAGAGAATTAATACTGTTCTTGGAGGACAGAGCTTAGGTAGAGCTAAGAATATAGCTAGAACAGAAGTTGGTAAGGTTTCATCTTGGAGTCAGCAAAGAGCTGCAAAAGCTACAGGTAAAACATTAGAAAAAGAGTGGGTTTCTAGGAGAGATGGCATTGTTAGAGAAGCACATTTTGAGCTAGACAATCAAAGAGTTCCTCTGAACAGCTTTTATCTGTATAATGGTATTAAGTTGGATGCTCCTAGAGATCCAAAAGCTCCAATTAGTTTGATTGCTAATTGTAGATGTACAGAGGCTTATATTGAGGTAATAGATGAGTGAAGTAAAAAGACCAGAGAATCTTTCTTTTAAGAATGCTCCTATTGAGCTAAAAGAGGATGGGGATAAAAGATATATAGAGGCAGTTTTTTCATTATTTGACACTATTGACAGTGATAATGATGTAACAAAAGCCAATGCCTTAAGATCAGGATATACAGGCAATAAAGTGCCATTAGTTTGGAATCATGATTGGAGTAAGGTAATAGGTAGAGGAATTATAGAGACAGATAATCAAAAAGCTGTTTTTAAGGGATATTTTCTAAATACAGAAGCAGGAAAAGAAGCATATAACACAGTCAAAGAGATGCAAGATATGCAACAGTTCTCTTATGGGTTTCAAGTAATGAAATCATCTAAAGGAACTCATATTGACTCTAAAGGAGAGGAAGTACCTGTAAGAGTATTAGAAGATGTTAAAGTATGGGAGGTTTCTCCTGTGCTAGTAGGTGCTCAACAGAACAGTTTTGTTCAAGCACTTAAATCAGGTTTAGAGCCTGTAGATGAGGAAATCAAAGCAGAGATGCAGATTGAATCTACAGAGCCAGAAGTTTCAAGTGAAACTGATGCAAGTATCAGTAAATCATCCCAACAGGGCATGAGGCTTGGAGAACATGCTGTAACTTCTCTTGAGGAGTTAAAGGCATTCACAGAGAGAATAGAGGATCTTGCTTCTCTTAGAAACTCTGAAAAGAAAACATTAAGCTCAAAATCTACAGAGATGATACAAACATACTTAGCAGGACTAAATGCAATTTATATTAAGTTGGATGATGTCTTAGCAGAGTATGGATATGATCCTGTTAAAGATAATGAGCTGTTTATTGAAGTTCAAAAGAACTTAATGAACAATAATTAAATAGGAGAAAAATAGTGAGTACACTTAAACAAATGAGAGCTGAAAAAGCTCAAAAAAGTGAAGACTTAGCTAAGATATTTGATTCTGTTCAAGATATGGCAGAGCTAACATCAGATCAAAAAGAAGAAATCAAAAAAAGAAATGATGAATTAGCAGAGCTTGGGGATAAAATCACTGAGCTTACAGATCTTGAGGAAAAGAAATCTAATCTCAAAGAGGAAATGGATAACTCAAAGAAAGTTTCTGGAATGCCTGTATATGGAGAGCCAGAAGTTGATGAGCCAAAAACTCTTGGACAACAATTCTTAGATTCAGATGCTTATAAGTCTTTTGTGGATCATGGTATTAAAAATATTCCTTTTGAAGCAAAAACAACAGTTACAACTTCAGTATGGACTAGAGATACCATCTATCAGCAAGTTATTCCTGCTATAGAGCCAGATCCAAATCCTGTATTAGATTTAGTTGATTCTATTAATACAGATCAAACAACATACTATTTCTTGCAAGAAACAGCAACAAACAATGCTGCAGAAACTGCTGAGGGATCAGCAGCTCCAGAGGATGCATTCAGCTATACAGCTGTAACTGCACCTGTTAGAAAATTCATCACAACTTTGCCTATAACAGCAGAGTTACTTGAAGATCAAGCAGGAGCAAGAGCATACTTTGATGGCAGACTTGCTAATCATGTCTTGCAAAGATTAGAAAAACAGTTCCTAATTGGTGGAGGTGTAGCACCTGATGTAAAAGGTATTACACAACAATCAGGAATTAACACAATCACATACACAGCAGGAGCATATCCTGATACTGTAGGTGGTAAGTTAAGAACAATCCTAGAGGGTATTAAAGATGTAGAAGTTAATGGTAAATTAGCACCAGATGCTATTGTCATGTCTCCTGCAGCTTATGAAGCACTAGCAGGACAAGTTGATGGAAACAACAACTTTATGCTTGGTGCATCAGCTTTCTCAGGAAGCCCAACTATTTGGGGATTACCTGTAGTTAAATCATCACAAATTGGTGGTGCTGTTTCAACAACCATTGATGTTGTAGTAGGTAAATGGGGTGGAGGCTTAGCAGTCAACCATGTATTCAGGAGAGGAATGGAATTACAAATTTCTGATTCTGCTGCTGATGG